CCTTCGCCACGCCCATGATGCGCCCCGGCACGTTGCCCGCGGCCGACCTGGGCAAGCTGTCCATGCGGTACGGACCCGGGTCAATCACGATCGACGCCGCCGGGAAAATCACGATCATCGCGCCCGCGGGGCTCGACATCCTATCGCCCCTGACTAAAACTAACGGGAGCGTCGCGGTGACCCAAAACCTTAGCGTCGAGGGCGTTACGCTGGGCGCTGGCGTGAACCTGAATACGCACGTGCATAGCGGTGTTGAATCCGGCCCCGATTCCAGCGGCCCACCGGTGCCCGGCACATGAGCTACGACATCCAACTCGACCCCTTGACGCATGATCTGGTCATCGCGGCACCCGGCGATTTGCGGCTCGTCGACGGCGCCGCGCGCGTGGCGCAACAGATCAAGGTCACGCTGCTACTGTTCCTCGGTGAGTGGTTCCTCGATACGGATTTTGGCGTGCCGTACCTGGAGGAGGTGCTAGTCAAGAATCCGAACTTTGCTGGCGTAAACGCGCTTTTGCGCGCGCGGATTCTTGACGTACCCGGGGTGACCCGAATTGTTTCGCTGTCGATGGATATGAACCGTCAAGCCCGTACGTTGTCGGTCACGTTCTCGGCCGAAACGCCTTTCGGCCTGGTCGGGCCGCATAATGTAGCCCTCACCCTCGCGAACATCTAATGGCTAATGGTCTGACCCCCCTAGGATTCATCCGCCCACGCCTCCCCGAGATCCGGCTGGAGATTGTTGACGACCTCACCGCGCGTTTACGTGCCGTGGGGTACTCGGGGGACATCGAAACGCGGCCAGATAGCCTATTCGGCCTGCTCGTCGATACCTTCGCAGAACGCGAAACTGCAGTGTGGGAACAGACCGAGGCGGTCTATTACGCCATGTACCCCAGCAGTGCCTCGGGCGTGCAACTGGACCGAGCGGTATCGTTTACCGGCGTCTCTCGCCTGCCCGGGCAGCCATCCGCGGTTTACTTGATGCTCTACGGCGTGGATGGTACGACCGTGCCGGCGCTGTCGCAGGTGCGTAATGCGGTCACTGGCACGCTATGGCAAACCGCGGAAGACGCTACGATCGGCGCGGGCGCTACGGGTGATGCGTTCATCCGGCCCACAGTGCTCAGTGCGACAACCTACACGATCACCATCGACGGCACGCCCTACTCGTATACGAGCGACGGCACGGCAACCCTGGCCGAGGTGCTAGATGGGCTGGTGGCGCAGCTGTCGCTGAGCGGGCTGGTCGCGTCCAGCGATGGCCCCGTCGTGCGGGTGCGCGCCGACGGTCGAGAGACTTTTGTACTGCAGGTGGGCCCCAATCTGGTCGTTACCCGTCTCGGAACTCCTGTTCTGGCCCGCAGTGTCGACGACGGGGCCATTACCGCAGCGGTCGGCGAGCTGTCCAACATCGTCACGCTCGTGCCTGGCTGGGATACGTCCAGCAACCTGCAACAGGCCGCGCTGGGTCGCCTGGTGGAGACGGACGCCGAACTGCGCGTGCGTTACCGGTCTGGCGTATACGCCCTGGGCGCGGCCACCCTGCCGGCGATCCAGGCGAATCTCGAAGCGCGCGTTCCCGGCATCCTCACGGTCAAGGTGTTCGAGAACGATTCGGACGTGGTCGACGGCGTCGGCCGGCCGCCGCACTCTATCCACGTGGTCGCAGAGGGCGGGCTCGACACCGAAATCGCCGAGGCAATTTTTCGGTACAAGGCCGGCGGCATCGATACGCATGGCGCCATTGCGGTCGACGTGGTTGATTCCGAGGGCGCGACACACTCGATTCACTTTGACCGCCCGACGGTCCGATATATCTGGGTCAAGGTCGTGGTGTCCCTACTGCCGGCGTCCGAGGAGCCTTTCCCCCCGGACGGGTTCACCCAGATCGCAAACAACCTGCTCGCCGAAGGCAACACCCTAGGCGTCGGTCGCGACGTCATCTGGCAGCGCCTGTTGCGCGCAGTCCATGCCGTGCCGGGCGTGGCCGAAGCAGACCTGACGCTGGCCGTCACAGCTACGCCGCTGCCGCCACCGGCCGGCGGGGACTACTCGGCCAGCAATGTGACGATCGCAGATTTCGAAGTCGCGCGTTTTGCGGCGAACAGAATTTCGGTGACCTGATGGACCTGGAACAAGACCACGCCCTAATTGCCTGGCAGCACTGGCCCGCGCAATTCGATGACGGGACCCGGATCGAGGCGCTCGTGCGGGCCCTGGCCAAGCCACTGAACGGCGCCCAAAGCGCGTTGCTGCAGCTGCTGGAAGGTCGATGGCTGGACACGGCCGAGGGCGTCCAGCTTGACGGCATAGGTGACATCGTGGGGCTTCCTCGGGTCATCGATGATGTCACCTATGTGGAGTTTTTCGGGTTCGTGAGTCAGCCCGGCATTGCGGGTTTCGGGGTTGGACGGTTTCGGCGCAGCGCCGAGCTAGCGGTGGGTGGCAGCACGACTCTACTGGACCCCGAATATCGCCGCCTGCTGTACTGGAAGATCGCGATCAACAACGGGCACGGCACGGCGCCCGAGATCATCGCGGCGCTGAAACCGATTTTGCAGGTCACCCGGGTAATCGTTCAGGACCTGGGGAACGCTAAAATTTCAGTGTGGGTCAACCGCCTGCCGGGCCCGTCTGATCCGCTGATGGTCAACCCAAAACGATGGGTCCCGAAGGCGGCCGGGGTCGGTTTGTTGCTTACCGCAAGTTCAGAGCTACCTTTCGGATTCTCTGACCAGGATTTTTACGGGTTCGATGTGGGCGTCCTAGCCCGGGAGATTTGAATGGCGACGGTCAACATTTTGCAGCCTGCGTTTAGCACCACTTGGGCGGAAAATGGCACAGTTGAGGCAATTGACGAGGCACAGTGGAAAGCGGGATGGGCATTCGTCGGCGCAATGCCGCCAAGTGTCGAGCAGTTCAATAAAGTGCATCAGGTCCATGACGAGAAATCGAATTGGCTCTACCAGCAGATGTTGTCTGTGTTTACTGCGGCGGGGGAGGCCCCGACGGTAGGTGACCTGAATTCCTTACGGGACTCTATTCAAGCGAATCTCGCCGCTAGTTTTACAGGGCTTAACGCCGTCAACGGGTGGAGACGTCTTCCTGACGGATTAATTATCCAGTGGGGGGGCGGTACGATTTCGGGAAACAGCGTCAACAACGATGTCGCTATGCCTACCTCTTTTCCTGTCCAAGCTTTCGTCGCTTTGATTTCTTTGCAACTCGATCCTGGGAATTTCTCAGTCGGTGTGAATATTCTCAATAATTCAACGCTGAGAATGAAATCTACCGCGGCGTTTCAAACTTTGATTTCTTGGATTGCAATTGGGCGGTAACATGTACTATTCTGCAATCAATAATGGATTTTTTCCTATTGAACTGTTCTCCGGTAACCTGCCGGCCGATGCAGTCGAAATTGAAGAATCAGTATACGATTCTCTCAAAGGTCGTGTGATAGCCCCGGACGCAAACGGTTACCCAGTTTTGAGCGAGCCGCCCGCTTCTACGGCATCTTCGGTTACCGCCAGGCAGTGCGAACTAGCTCTACTTGACGCCGGCCTACTTGACGCCGTAGAAGCAGCCATATCCACGATGGATCGTAGGTCACAAATTGAATGGCGAACGAAAACGGTTGTGGATCGCAGCAACCCGTTGGTATGTCAGTTAGGAGTCGACTTGGGCATCGACCTGGACAAATTGTTTACAGCAGCTTCTCGGCTTTAGCTCATGCTCGAAAAAATCCTCCCGATCCTGGAGCGCCTGACACTGAGTCGCGTTCTGCTCTGGGTGCTGGCGGCGTTTTCCGCGATCGTCTTGCACTGGATTTGGGAGCAGCGACAGTCAGTTTTCATAACGCTCACAGGCTCGCCGTTCTCGTTGCTCACCATCGCAGCGGTCGTTATCCTCGTGGTAATGGCTTGGGTCGCCGCGATGTTCGTAGCAATGAGCGAGCAACGCACGGATCTCGTCATAAAGCAGATGATGGCGCGGGTCGCGGACGGCGAAGACCGGGCGAGCAGGCAGGACGCTGAAATCGGCAGGCTGCACCAGGTAATCAGCCAGGCCGTGAACGATGAGCGCGAAGTATGCGAGGCGCGTATCGCGCAGCTTGTCGCGGTTATGGGGAGCCACGGCATCCGGGACCGCCGACTAAATAGCAATCTAGGAGATCTGAGGTGAAACCTGTTCTGACCTGGACGCACATCGTCATCGCGTCGCAAGACCTCGACTGCGAGGCCGATGCCGTTCGCGCCGTGGCCTTGGTGGAGACGCGATCGAAAGCGTTTCTCGCCGACGGCCGGCCGAGCATCCTATTCGAGCGTCACAAGTTCCACCAGTTCACCCAGGGGCGTTACGACGAAGCCTTCCCCGGCATCAGCAATCCTTTATCCGGCGGCTACGGCGCGGCCGGCGCATGGCAACACGAACGCCTAGGCCTGGCCGCCGGACGTGACCGCGAAGCGGCTTTGAAGTCGGCGAGCTGGGGCATGTTCCAGATCATGGGCTTCAATCACGTCCTCGCGGGTCACGCCACGCTACAGCGCTTCATCAACGCGATGTACGCGGGCGAGCCCGAGCACCTGGCCGCCTTCGTCGAGCTCATCAAAAACGACCGGCGCAAACACCCCGCGTCCCGCCTCACCTTGGCGCAAGCGCTGCGCGCCAAGGACTGGGCGTCCTTCGCCTATCTATACAATGGCTCGGACTACCGGACGAACCAGTACGATACGAAAATGGCGACCGAGTACCGCAACAAAGGAAACAACCCGTGGCTGACGTAAACCTGTTGATGCCGGCATTTGGAATCGTCTGGGCCGAGGACGGAAACATCGCGGTCATTGACGAGGCGCAGTGGAAGGCCGGATGGTCGTTCATCGGTTCCACGCCCCCCAGCGTCGCGCAGTTCAACAAGGTCATGCAGATCGGGGACCAAAAGTCCAACTACCTGTACCAGCAATTGTTGGCCGTGCAGGAGACGCTCGGGTCTATCGGGTCGGTAAAGTTTTTCGACACCTACGCGGATGCGGTTGCTGCCCTGCCGGACCTGTCGGAAGACGAGGTTGTCGAGATCGGGCAGGATGAGACCCGCGGCGGGGCGCGCACGCGCTATATCGTCAAGAGTGGCGCACTCGTGTTCATGGTCAATTTGGATCAGCTCCGGGTCGACTTGGCCGAGCCTGACGGGGCTGAAAGAGTAGGCTACTCGGACAGCGAGACGGTGGAAGACGCGCTGAACGCTGCGCAAAAACCGACAGTGTTCGGGCGTTCCGGTCTCCGAATCCTGGTCGGCCAAAAAGACGATGCGCATTATGGGTGGGGTGGCATCGTCGTTTTTGCGTCTGGCAAGTGGGTGTTCATCTACCGCAAAGCGGCGGATCATGGCATTCTCGATCAGTCTCAACTGCGGGCCGCGGACAGCTACGACGACGGCGCGACGTGGGTCAACGACCGGCTAGTCGTCGCGACGGGTCCTCACGACGTCCGCCCTGATGCCCCACGGCTGATGGCGAATAACCGGATGGGGTTTTTTGTTAACCGCCAGGACGAGGGCACTGTCCATTTCTCGCCCTGGTTCGTGAAGTCGGATGACGAAGGCGTCACGTTCCAAGTCACGGCCGTTACCACCACGAGCCCATACACGTTCCAGGGTCACAGCGGTTTGATGGATTTTCCGGCCAGCCAGGGCGGTCATGACACGCTCGGGTTTGTGTCGTTCGGCTACCTCTCCGCCGGCGGCATCGACGCGTTTTGCACGTCCGACAACGGCAACACCTGGACTCAGGTGCAGGATGTGGGCGTCGCCAGCGGCGCAATCGTGAGCATTTCCGAGACCACCGGCGTTCGGATCGGGAATCAAGACAAATGGTTGTTTTTCGCGCGGGCCAGCGACGCCGGCGGATGGCACCAGCAAATGACCGTATTCGCCACGACAAACATGTTGTCTTGGGGTTTGGCTCGCGATTCTGGCCTGGAGCTTGGAGGTAATCCGCCCGGTGGGCTGTACGACCCTGCGAGCGGGCGAGTGCACGTTTTGAATTTCTCGCGTGGTCCTTCTCGAACGATTGACGGGACGGAGCATTCTTTGATGGATGCGAACGCTCCCGGGGATGCGCTATTCGCCGCCAACGGAGTTTTTTCGGTACTTGGTGTGGGGTATAGAGAACTCGCCATTCTCCCGCACTGGATCACCGGTTATATCGCCCCGTTTCGCCACCGCGGCGGGTGGTACGCCACTTTCACGTGTGGGGAGCCCGGTATTTCCGGGAGCGCGCATTCGATCCAAATGCTGATTGGGAATTTCACGTCGTCCGCGACTGATATGTCCGTCACAATCCAATGGCTTTTGCGTCGTCAGCGTCAAGTCCGGTCGATCGACATTCAGGCAGAGAATAACCTCACGACTACTTGGCCCATCTACGTCCGCAATAACACGAACACTGCAAGCGCCCGAATCGGGGCCTATTCTTTTGGGCACCTCGGGGGAGGATCGGCATACCATTTTGAAACCGACTTTGGGTTTTACTATGTTTCGCCGTTCGTATTGTTTGGCGGTCTTACGGCGCCTATTCCTGGGCAATCTGGTGCTGTGCAAATCGCAGTGCAAGGGGCTACCGTACCTGCGCTGGTGACCTACGCCGGGAATACCTCGAACCGCAAGCATTTGATTTTCCGTAACTCTAATGGTGAGGTCGGGTACATCAATACGAATGATTCGTCTACTGGTTTTAACACCACGTCGGACGAAACGCTGAAAAACTTTGATGGTGAGTTAACTGGGCAAGCGGCAATCGACATCATCAAGGCCGACCCCGTGCGTCGGTTCACTTGGAAGAAGAGCGGAACCCCCGCAGTTGGGTGGGGCGCCCAGACTTCCTACGCCGTGTCCAAAGACCTCGCCTCACCTGGCGGCTGGGTTGACGAACACGGCAACGATTGTGACGAACACACGCCGGGCGCGACTTACAGTCCGTGGGGTGTGGACCAGGGCAAGCGCTCGGTTTATCTGTGGGCCGCTTTGACCGAGGCCTTGCGGCGCATCGAAATCCTCGAAAGCAAGTCGGCATGAACGCGTTCGATTGGCGGGGCTTCGTCGCCAATCTCGCCCCCGTGCTCGGGACGGCCCTGGGCGGCCCGCTGGCGGGGGCTGCGGTCAAGGTCCTGGCCGGCGCAGTGCTGGGCACCGAAAACGCGTCTGAGGCGGATCTCGCTGCCGCGCTGACGGGCGGCCAGTTGACCGGCGAGCAACTGATGGCGATCCGTGAGGCCGAGCACCGGTTCGAGCTGAAAATGCGCGATCAAGACATTGACGTGATGAAAGTCAACCAGGCAGCCGAGGACGCAGTCTTGCGTGACGTGCAGGACGCCCGGGCGCGGCAGGTGGCCACCAAGGATTACATGCCGCAGGTGATTTTCTTCCTGTTCCTGGTCATCTACGTGGCCGAGGTGTCCATGTTCTTTTTCGGGCGGATGCCGGAAGACGAATACGTGCGCGCATTGATGACTCGGGCATTTGGCACGGTCGAGGCGGGCGTCGTCGGAGCCGTGGCCTACTTCATCGGCTCCAGCAGGGGCAGCAAGGCCAGCGGCGATGCGGTGCGCAAGATCGCCGAACAAGGTCGGACCGGGCCGTGACCTGGCACGCCAAGCCAATCACCATACAGCTGCGCCGCTTCGTCGACGGCAAAAAATACGGCGAGGAATTCGCGTCGATCGCAACCGCGCAACTGCTTGAGGACGGGCACGCGTTCGTCTGCGGGTTCCTGAACGACGGGTCCGAGGCCGAGCTCACAAAACAAGATCTGGTCGAGATGGCCCAGATCTTGCGTGAAAAATACAACGTGCGGCGCATCAGCAGCGAGCGGCGCGCTAAGCTACGGAACTACGACACGGGTCCTGCTCCGCTGTGATGTCGGCCACCAGGTCGACGGCCGTGTCGCCGCCGGCCAGGCTGGCGCGACCCTCGCTGGTCACGTAGTGGCCGCGGGTTGTCACCCACCGTAGTCGCTGATCGGTACCGCGATCGCGCGTGATGCCGACGCGACGGCCGACGCGGTCGAGGTACAGGCCTTTCAACTCGATTTGCATCGCTTCATCCTTTTCGATACCGTCGGCCGCGCCAGCCGCCAGAGGCGCGGATGGGCCAGCCCTGCGCCCAGGCGGGCATCGTGTTCATGATGGATTCGAATTCCTCGATCGAACCCCACCCCTGCGGGATTTCGCTCACGTCTTCGTCATAGACGTGCAAGACGACCGGGTACCCTGCCTTTTCCAGATTCACAATCGCGTGTCGCTGGATGTCTCGGGCCACGGCCTGGGTAACGTTTTCCGCGAGCTTGCCCGAATAGGTCTGCATGCGAATCCAGCCCATGGCGCCTGCCTTGGGATTGGTGTTGTAGCCTTCAAAGCTGAGCGACTGGCCTCGCCAGGTGCCGGAATCCGCCAGCCGCGGCCGGTGATAGGTCAGATACCGCCCGCTCGGCAGTTGGCAGTACAGCGCGTCGTCCCGCATCTCGTACGAAACACCACTGAGCGTGCCGTCCATCCGGGCCACGTGATAGCGCACACCTCGGTCTTGCACTGCCTGCACTGCTGCGCCCTCCAGCCCGAACATGCCAAAGCGCCGGCCAAAGTCTCGAGACTGGCCGCCCCAGAATTCGACGATCGCTGGGGACGCCTCGCGCCAGGCCACGATTTGCGTTTTGATTTCGTCGTCCGTGCCCTCGGCGCCGAATGCGCGCCATGCTCCGATCCAGCCGCCGAACCCCGATGCAAGCTCGGCCACCTTGCCGATTTTTTGGCGGTGCGGGTGATGCTGGCCGGTCTCTTTTTTGTGGTCGTGGTAGACCTGCAGGGACGTGCGCGTAATCGTGGCCGCCGATTCGAGGTAGATGTCGCGCCGCGCGCGGAATACTTCGAGCCGCCATTCCTCGCCGGCCAGGGCGGCCAGGACCACGGCCTCGATCGCGCTGTAGTCGCTCGCGATCAGGTCGTAGAACGGGGCGGCGGTGAACAGGCCACGCAGGCTGCCAGAAACGGCCAGCATGGCGTCTCCGAAATAATGCTCCACCGTGCGCAGGTCGCGCAGGGCGATAACGGCGAGCGCGTCCTCGACGGCGTCGACGCTCCACTCCACCGGTTTGGCGCCCGGCGCGCGCGGCACGCCGCACCACCGGCAAGCCCCCGCATCGGCGCTGTGACGCGTGCAACCGCAGAGGTAGACCACCGGGCCTGCCTTGGGGAGATTCGTCGGCTGGGGGCCGTTTCCGGTGGGCCGGCCAGTGCGCGCCGCGTGGTAGGAAAAAAGATCGTGCAGTCGGTTCTCGCTGCTGACCTGGTTGGCCATGGCGTAGACCTTTTTGACACTGGCGCTGCCGATGGCTTGGCGGATCTCCAGCGCGCGGCGCGCGTGCGGGGGCATGGATGCATCGAGCAGGGCGGCGCTGATTGTCTCGTCGTCCATGCTGCCCGGGCCATCCGCCATGTGCACATCGTGTGCCCCTAGCCAACCTTTCAGCTTAGCCAACTCGGACGCCGCCCGCACGGTACCGCCGGTCAAGGCCTGCAGTTCCGCGTTATAGGACAAATGCGCCTGGTCAATGATGGAGATGCAGTTTTTGACGCCCGGCAAGTCGATGTGCACGCCGCGCCAATTGATCGCTTGGTCGGCCTGCCAGAACTCGAACTCCTCGCCTTCGAGGTCGGGGCAGCGGATACTGACCTCGGCCTCGGCCTGGATGTCGATCGCGTTGTATCGGCCATACCGGGCGAAGTGTTCCGGGTACTCCGCCGGGTCGTTCCAGACCTTCGGATTGGATTTGGTCGGGTCTCGCGGCATGGCGAAAAACTTGATCAGCCCGTCGCCCTCCTTGTCTTTTTGGACGGGCAGCCGCAGCACCTCCCCGATCAAGCCCAGCGCGCCGGGCAGGGCAAATGCGCGAGCCTTGGCCATGGAGCACCGCCACTGCGCGGCCGGTACCTCTGGCCATCCATACCGGCGCGCCATGACGAAGCGCCAAATCAGCCGCTCGAACATGTTGTTGTGTGCCTCCATGAGGCCGCCGGCGGCCAGGTGCTCGAACATGTCTCTCGGCGCGGGCTGGCCCGGCACCCACTGGCGCACACCGTGGCCGTCCTTGAGATCGTAGGCAAACCACTGAACGTCCGTGGTCGGGTGCTCGGCGTAGGCGCGCGCGGCCACGGCCGACAGGCCTTTTTTAGTAGCGCCAGGCAGGGTTTTCCATTTCTGGGCCTCATCGTTCCAGACGTACCCCGCGGCGCTACGCGTTTCGAAGTCGCAATCCGGAAGCACGGTGGCCACGCCCATGCCCGCATAGAACCGGTTCCCCGCACGTGCGCTCATCGACCACCCCCAAGGTAAATGCGCCAAGGAACTTTTTTACCCTCGACCAGAAATCCCCACGTGCCCCGGTACTTCCACGTAAACCACAAGGTAAACACGCCGTCACCCGGGGGCACGCGGGAGATCCGGTGGTATTGGCCGAACAGCACGCGGCCGGTGTAGCCCTGGCGCCGCAGAAACTCCTCACGTGAGCTGTTGTGCCGCATTCGGATAGGCTGCTCGGTGTAGCGACCGTCATAGGGCCGTTCCTCCGTGTACCAGCCGCGCAGGACGATCGTGCGCGCGTTCCATGGGTGGTCGTGCATGTGCACGTCATCATCGGCGCTCAGGATTTGATGTACCCGAACGCTGGGCAACCACGGCCAGCGCGCGGGACCGGCATTGCCGTTGGCGTCCTGGGCGTAGGGGTTGAAAAGCCAATGACGGTCCATATAGACGTCGGTGCCGTCGCGGCTGGTAATGGGCGAATAGGGCGTGCGTTTGCTACGCGAGATGAGCCAGTTGGCTACGGCGGGCTTGCTGGCAATGTGCGCGATCAGGCCCCAGATAATTTCACGCATGGTAGGTCTCCCAAAAAGAAGGCCCGACAGTTTTGAGGTGCCGGGCCAAAGGTGGCAACGCCTGCAAAAGCGCCGCCCCAATTGTGGCTTAGAGCCAGCCCTTTTCGCGCATCATGTCGTCCGTCCAGCCGGCGGTGCGGTGCGCTGCGTAGTCGCCGCCATTCTTCATGACGGGGGTCGTAGGCGGTGTAGCCATTGGTACGGGCGCCGGGGGTGCGGTAGGCACCGGTGCTGGCGCGCCCAAGATGGCCGGGTTAGGCACCACGGGCGAGGGAGTCGGCGCAGGGGGTGCGGAGGGGGCAGGAACCGGCGTGGCAGGGACGGGCGGTGCACCAGGAGTCGAAGGCGGCGCACCCGGTACCGGCGGTGCGGCCGGGGGTAGCACGTTTCCCACTGGAGCCGTCGTAGCCCCTGCCGGCAAGGGCGTTGCGCCGAAACCGGCGGTCGCCAAATCGATTTGCTGCGACGAGATGCGGCCGTCAGGGTGGTACGCGCGCAGGCACACGGCGTCATAGTTGAGGTAAACGCCGGCGGTCTGGTCCGACTCGTTTCCTGACACGCTGCCGCGGATCTCGATGTAATCGCCCGGCAGGCAAACGCCCGGCAGGTCGTTCCACGCAGGTTGCGCGCCGCCTAGGGCAACAGCCACCTGAGGGGGCGTAGTACCGCCGAACCACAAAATCCAATGGCCCGGATAGCCCGTCTGATCGCACGGCCGTTTCATTTTCTTGTTCGGCTCGGTGCTGTCGCCGTCGATGATCTTCCACGCGAAGTCGCGACGCGAGGCCTCGCCGTTGGGCCAGGACGCGTGACCCTCGGCCCAGATCGTGGTGCCCCATCCAGGTTCGTTCGCCCAATGCGCTTGCGTCTTCGGCAATGCGATGCCGACCGAGTAATCGGTACGAGCCTGGCCCACCTGCTTGCCGGTTTTGAAGACCTTGGGCTGGCCCTTGTCGTCTGTCGTACTACCCGAGTAGCAGCTGCCCCCGACGAACCGGCCGATGCCCGTATTGAACGGAGCGGGATTGCGTTTTGCCATGGTGAAATTCCTTGTTGAGAGAGTAGAGATTGTGCAGCTTATTGACGGCGCCGTCAAGTAAAAATCTTGCGCGCGCTCGCATCATCCACCGCGACGAGTTTCGCAGCCCCGGGGGACCGCGAGGCCAGACCCGCGACGACTTCTTCGCCGATCAGTTTTTTCGCCTGGGTTGGCGTGATCACGTCGACGGGCTTGCGCAGGTCTGCACCCAACAGCTTGCCCATCTCGATCACGTCCATGACGGGCGACGTCCATTCCAGATTTCCGGGCTTGCGCTCCAGCGTAAAGAATGGCACGCGCTCGCCTCGTGTGATGAGCGCCTCGGCCTGGCCGGCGAGACCGGTCTCGCGCGCAACGAGCATCTTGATCGTGCGGCGCAAGTCCGTGAGTTCCACCCCGAGCGCGTCGTTCGGCAGGTTGAACGGCACGGCCGACCGTGAGCGGTCAACCGCCTTCAGTCCTTCGTTCTGCAGCGCCGGGCACGCGTGCCGCGCGTCGCAGTGGAAGTCCCGACAGTGGGTGCCCGGTGTGAGCTTTGCGTCAGGTTCCACCGCCGCGCGCGCGGCCGCGTTGAGCGTCTGGAAGTACGGGCGCAGGCCCTCGGCGGTCGTCTCCCACATCCGGATAGGCCCGTCGGGGTGGTAGCTGCGCGGCTGGATGATGACCAACACGACTTTGGTGTTGTGCGCCGGGGCGTTCAACTCGGTTTGGATCTTCTCCAGCGCACCGGCCGTGTAGCAGATCACTTGCCAGCCCTCGAACACCTCGACCCAGCCGTGACCGAATTTGTAATCGATCGCATAGACCAGGTTCAGCCGGGGGAAGTAGACGATCAGATCAGCGGTGCCCCAGCACTGCGGGTGCACGCGGTTGATCGGCAGTCGCTGCTCGATCCAGATGTGCGGCTGCTCCCCGTGCTTGGCGATCAGCGCGTCGAGCCAGGCTTTCACATCCTCGGCCGCGTCCACCATCTGCGTGGTCAGAACAAAATGGTTCGGCGGGACCTGGCCCACCGCCACCGTCTGGCCGCTCAGCACCTCGGACAAGGCCCAGTGCGCGGCCGTGCCTTCGCGCGATGCCTCGGACTCGCCGTGCTCGTACTTGATGGCCTGGGCCACCATGGTCGGCTGTCCGTGGCACACGACCCAGAGCGGCGCGCTACTGGGGGCGAGAAACGCGTGGTCAGACATCGTGGTCGAACTGTTCGAGGGCGGCGCGCACGCGCTTGGCGTTGGCCACGAGCTGGTGCACCGGAACGCTCGGACCCCAGTAAGGGAGCAAGTCCCGTTCCACCTGCTCGATCGCGGCAAGCCGTTCATTTTCGAGTTCCTCGAACGCTTGCCGCGCGGCGGCCAAACGTTCTTGCCGATCTAGGCTCCACGCAGCGGGGCGGGCCGGCGGGGCCATGGGCGGGATCGTGCCGTGCGGGTAGATCGGGGACAGGTTCCCGAGGACGGGGGGCGGCATAGGAGGCTCGTCACCCCAAGGATACCGAGTAGCCATCATGCACCCCCTGCAATGTCGTCAAGAATCGTCGCGACGGTCTGGCGAAACGCCGCAGTCGCCTCGTCCTGCTTGGCCAGCTTGCCGATCTCGTTCGGGACCAGGCCAACCGCCGCCAGCGCGCCGTGCACGTCGGCATCAACCACCTTGCCCGCCCGATGCAGTTCGGTCACCTTTGTCATCACCTGGGCGAACGAAATAGGCGTGGCAGTGCTGGCCGGCGCAGTGGGCACCGGGGGTACGGGTGGCGTAGGAATGGGCGCAGTAGGAACCGCCGACGAAGCGGGCGCAGCGTTTGGGACTTCAGGCGCCGCAGTGGCAGGCAATGGCGGGGTCGCCGTGCCAGTGGCCGGTGCCGTAGCAATCGGCGCAGCCGGAACCGTGACAGGAATAGCAGGGGCCTCCGGAATAGGTGCCGCCGGCACCACCGCATTCGGAACAGTTGGGGGCAAAGGGGCGACACGCAGCGCCGCGCGCAATTCGTTCTCAATGCTGGCCACGTAATCGGGGTTGTCCAGACCGCGACGCTGACGCCACGAGCCGTCGGCGTTTTGCGTCTTGGTGCCCGCATGAATGCGCTCATCCCACGGCAGGCCGTTTTTATCGACGGCGACAGGGTTCGTCGCGCCCGCAGGTGCCGAAGGGGCAGCCGGCGTGGGGACGCTCGGAACAGGCGGAACGGCTACGGGCGGGGGCGTCACTGCACCAGGCGTCGGCACCTCGGGGGCAGTCGGAAATACGTCGGCAGCCGCAGTAGAGGGGGCAGCGGGCGGCAAAGGAACGGCACTCGCCGGCAGATGGCCGGCGTTTTGCAGTTCGGCGATGCTTGGGCCGGCTACCGCACCCAAGGGTGCGCGCCGCGATTCGTCGCTGTCGATCATGGGAAACGTGCCGATCGTCACGTCTTGGTCAAGCAGTGCATCCAGCATGCGGCGGACGGCTGCCGCTTCGGTCATCGGGTCGAATGTGATGTTCATAATTTACTCAGGTGGGTTGCGGGAGTGGACAGTGTAGTGGATAATTGACGCCACCGTCAACAAGGAATTTATATGAAAGATCTTGCTTACAACGCGATGATTTTTGCGCGCGAGGCGCACGCCAGGCAGGTGCGCAAGTACACCGGCAATCCGTACGCCGATCACCTGGCGGAGGTGGCCGGGATTGTGGCCACGGTGTCGTCAGCGTTCGGTCGAGACGCAGGCGAAATTATGACCGCCGTCGCCTGGCTGCACGACTACATCGAAGACGTAAACCCCGACGACGGCGGAAACTGGGGGTGGTACGAATTGGAGCAAAAATTCGGCCAGACCGTCGCCGATAACGTGCGGCTGCTGTCTGATCTCGAAACCGGCAATCGCGCGGAACGCAAGGAATTGAGCCGCATCCGATTGGCCGCCGCGCCCGGCTGGGTCCAGACGATTAAGTGCGCCGACCTGATCAGCAACACCAGCAGTATCGTCAAACACGATCCGAAGTTTGCGCTTACTTACTTAGGGGAAAAGCGTTTGCTGCTGGGCGTCTTGGCGCACGCGGACCGCCGTTTGTTGGACCTGGCGCGGGAGCAGGTAGCGTGACCCTCAAGGAACGCGAATACCAAAGCGAGCTTGATCACCTGGTGTGTGAGGACTGGCGCCACGGCGCGCGCGATGTGATGCCAGTGCTTCCATGCGGTGGTGGCAAGACCGTGATTTTCTGCAACATGCTAGCGCGCGAGCAGGGTGCCAGCGTCATCATCGTGCACCGCAATCACCTGGTGGGCCAAGCCAGCAAGACGCTAGCGCGCAACGGCGTGCGGCACCGCGTGCTGGGGTCGCTGGCCACGCAGCGCATGTGCACGGCGCTGCACATGGCCGACCCGAAGATCGGCCGCAACTACGTCGACCCCACCGCGCCGTGCGCCGTGGCCGGCGTGGACACCCTGGTGGGCATGGATGAGCGCGACCCGTGGTTTGCGCGCGTGACGCTGGTCATCACGGACGAGGGTCACCACTTGCTGCGTGACAACAAATGGGGCAAGGCGCGCGCGATGTTCGTGAACGCCCGCGGCGCTGCGTTCACGGCCACCGCCATGCGTCCGGACGGCAAGGGTCTGGGCCGCCAATCCGACGGCCTGATCGACAGCATGGTCGAGGTCATCGGCATGCGGGACCTGATCAAGATGGGCTTCCTGGCGGATTACCGGATCTACGCGCCGCCGAACTCGCTCGACCTGTCCGCCGTGGGGGTCAGTGCTGGTGGGGACTTCTCGCCGCCAGCGGCCCGTCAGGCGGTGCACAAAGCCAAGATCACGGGCGACGTGGTCGAGCATTATTTGCGCATCGCCCCCGGCAAGCTGGGGGCGACGTTCGCCGTAGACATCGAGGCCGCCAAGGAACTGACCGAGGCTTACCGCGCCGCTGGCGTGCCGGCCGAGCTGATCACCGGCGATACCCCTGACACGATGCGCGACAGCATTTTCCGCCGCTACCACGCGCGCCAGGTGCTGCAGCTGGTCAGCGTGGACGTGCTGGGCGAGGGCACCGACGTGCCGAATATGGAGGTGATCAGCCTGGCGCGGCCGACGGCGTCGTGGGGCACCTACGTGCAGCAGTTCTGCCGGCCGCTGCGGCCCTTCGGCGACAAGGTGGGGATCATCATCGACCACGTGGGCAACGTGGAGCGCCACGCCAAGACGCGAGGCCTGCCGGACACGCCACAGCGCTACCACCTGGAGCGTCGCGAGCGCACGGCCAAGGGCGCACCCAGCGACGCCGAGCCGACGCGCACGTGCACGAAGTGCTCGGGCACATACACGATCGTCGAACACGGCATGAAGTGCCCGTATTGCATCAACACCGAGGAACCGGCCGGCCGCTCCAGCCCGGCCATGGTGGATGGCGTGCTATTCGAGCTGGACCCGGAGGTGTTGCGCGCGCTGCGGCGCGAGGTCGACGTCGTGGACGGGCCCGCCGAGACGTTCGGGAACTACGCGCAGAGCAAGGTCATGCACCGGAACCACATCGAGCGCCAACGCGCGCAGCAAGAACTGCGGGCCACCCTGGCGCTGTGGGGAGGGTGGCAGGAGTCGCTTGGACGCAGCGCGGAGCAGGCGCAGCGCGCTTTCTGGGTCAGATACGGCACCACCGGCATGGAGGCCGCAGCGCTTGGGCCGGCCGACGCGCGTGCGCTGGACGAGCGCGTGCGGGAGCAGTTGCAAGGGCACGGGGTTATAATTGACGATACCGTCAACAAGGAGCCCACCACGTGATCAACCTCTACCAGTGGGCCACCAAATGGTCCATCCCGTTCGCCGCGGTGCACGACCTGCGCGAGCAGCTTGGCACGATCGAGGCCGACCCGGGCCCGGCCGGACGCAGCGAAGCGGCGGTGCAAGCTGCGTTTCGTGTCGAGGCGTCACAGCGGGGCCTGCGCCTGTGGCGCAATAACAATGGCGTGCTGAACGACGCCAGCGGCCGGCCCGTGCGCTTCGGCCTGAACAACGACACGCCAGCGCAGAACAAGGCCATGAAGTCGTCCGACCTGGTCGGAATCGACCCGAGCCCCATCCGCCCGGAGGATGTCGGCCAGCCGCGCGGCCAGCTGTGCACGTTCGAGGTCAAGGAGGCGGGCTGGCACTTTACCGGCACGCCTCGGGAGAAGGCGCAATTGGCCTGGATCTTGCATATTCAGTCGCTTGGCGGGCGTGGTGGCTTCATAAATCGCCCGGGGATGCTTTGACGGCCTAAAATAGGACTTTTCTAAGGGGCCACCATGGCAATCTGGGCGAACGCAAACCTGCAGGACAAAGGTATCGACTACCTGCGTACTGCGACCTTCCTCGACCTGGTCAAAAACTACACCCCGGGCGACAGCCTGGCCACGGTGGCGACCAACACCATTGCCGAGACGGCGCGGGTGACTGGCAATTTCGCGCTGTCCACACCAGTGGCCGGCACGCGCCGGGTCACCAGTGCGGCGCAGGCGGCGGTAGCGCTCACTGGCAGCAGCGTGCTGGCCGACGACCCGCATTTCGTATTCCGCACCGCTTCGGAGGTGATCTACGCCGTCGAGGAAGGATCAGGTCAGGCCTTCACCTCGGGCAACAACGTCGACATCCCTGCGATCTGGCTCGAAACGCCGCAACCTACGATCGTTCCATGAACTACGCCGCCCTGCTGGACGAGATCCGCGAGCGCGTGCCGGCGCAGGTGCGTGCCACGCGCGATTCGGTCGCGATCGCCGCGGCTGTGTCGGATGGCCGCACCCGGCCGACGCACCGAGAAATTGGCAATGGCCTGGTGATCGAGACCGTCGGCCTTGACGTCGGCAATACGATCCTCGACGCGGTGGCCGACTCCCAAGATATGCGCCACGTTCGACCCCTGCTGGAGCAGGGGCGGCTGTCGTCGTCCTCCCACCTGGTGGCGCACTGGCTGCGTGGCCTGGCTGAGGCTGGCGCCATTCCAGTTGAGTCCGCCGAGGCGCTTATCGGTCTCGGCCGCGAGCCGGCGCCGGTCACCGAGGAAGACGTCCGGCGGGCATGCTGGTCCGACGCAGGAGAATGGCTGCCATGACGATTACCCGCACGAAAACAGTCGTTCAGGCCTCGACATCCGTGGCCGTCAGCCCGGCGGAAGTCACGAGCGCATGGTTTCCTTTGACCGGAAACGAGACGTCCTTTCTCATCAAGATCACCAACGGCGCCACCGGTCCAACCATCGGGTGCACCTGCTCAATCGACCTATCGCCCGCCG